CTAGCTGTTGCGCATCCTGTCTGCCGACTGGCTCGCGCGGCGTTCCAATGTGCGGCTAGATGTCCGTTGCAACGTGTTGGCGCGTTTCAAACCGCGCTCGAATTTATCAATCCGCGCTTCTAGCTCAACCACTAGACCGGGAAGGTTACCTGTCGGCATGTGTTTTCCTTACTTTAAAATGTGAACAAGCCGTCGATTTCGGGGCTGTTGTATTTGCTGTTATTGGTCGCTGCGGTACATGCTCGAGAAACAGCCATTGCTGCCGCGATTGCGCCATCAATTCGGTCAGTGCGTTTACCTTTGTGCATCCTGATCAGGCCATTATCCGAACGGCTGGCAACCACGCTGTCGAAGTGCTGCCGCAAGACCGCATGACCATCGTGCCGGATCATTAGACCATTAACAGTTCGCTCTAAGTCACCAGCGGCAACACCCATTGTCAGGGGTGCCTGCCTAAACTCGACAGCAGGCAACCCGTCATCGTGCAAAGACTGCATCAAGCGGCGTGCAAGGTGGGGATCTACCGCAATTTCCTGCACGTCATTGGTGCCGCATAGCTCGCGAATTTGGTCCTCAACCGTTTCAAAGTCGATAATAGGCCCATCGCAAACCGTAATGAGGCCAGCATCAGCCCATTGCTGATAGGGCAACCCATCGCGGTCCGATCTCGCTTTGATATCATCGCCGGGGATGAAGAAATAAGGCTGCAGGGTGATCTGATCGTCAGGGTGTTTAAAAGCGGCAACCACGGATGCAAGGTCACCAGATATAGCCAAATCAACACCGACATAGCACGGATAGCTTTCAAGATCAGACAGGTCCGGATCAAATATGCGGCTGTCATACGTAGCTAAGTCGAATAGTGGATCGCGGGAATGGCTTTTCCAGATGTTTAGGTTGAACTGCTCAAAGGCGTGCTTGTCGGCTGGCTTGCCTTCGGCCTCTTTCGCAAGGGTTTTCAAGCCTTCAAGCGAGGGGAAGCCATGCTGCAAGCCGGGATTTACGCGTTGCCAAACCTTTTCGTCTAACCAGTCGTCATCAGCTTCGGCCTCAAACAGAATTGGCAGATACGCCGGGTTTTCGGTTTTGCCCGATGCTACATCACACGCATAGTTGTACTGACCAGCTGCGACGGTTTCGTTGCCGCGTCCGGCTGTTGTTGCGATCACCGTCAGGCTGTCGTTTACCTTAGCTGCACCACTGCGCAGCGCTTCCCATAGGTCGCGGCCTTTCCAAACGTGAATCTCATCAATCAAGGTGAAGGTGGGTGTCATCCCATGCGCCGCTTTACCGTCGGATGAGATTGCCTTGAGCGTCGTCTTTGTGTCCCTCACGATGATCTGATTGGCAGAGTTGAACGCATCATAGATTTTCGTCGCTGCAACCAGTCGCTTGTCTTCACGGATGACATTGACGGCCTCACGGAAGCCGATGCCAGCTTGCTCACGATCAGCAGCGGCAAAGACCACCTGCCCCGCAGCCACGCTTTCGGGACCAATCGTATGCAGCAACGCCAACGCCGCGGCTAAGCTGGTCTTTCGGTTACCGCGTGGGATGAGCAGAAACACGTTTTTAACGATGCGTGATCCGTCCGGGTGCCTTGGACCGTAAATCCGCCGCACGATACGCTCTTGGAATGGATGCAGCTGGAATGCCCTGCCGTCTGCCGATGAATTGGGATGCCTAAGTGCCTTGAGAAAACGCACTGCACGATCACCGTAGCCAAGCGGATCAGGGATAGCTGACCCGTCATATATCCAATCCGGATAGGTGCTTGCTTTGATGATCGGTGCGAGGGCGTTCATTTGATCAACAGCGGGTTGTCGGTGTCGGCATCGTCGTCACCTGCAACGCCCATACGCTGGCGTGACGTAGGCGTCAGGCCAAACTCAGATGCCAACTGCCGTGCGGTTGCTGCGGCGCGGTTTTGAATCCCAAACAACCTTGGGTCAATAGCGCCGCCACTGGACTTACGCTCCGCTTCAATCTCACGGATGACGCCTCGCATAATGCAGTATTCCTCTACACCGCCAAGGTCACCCTTAGTCAGGATGCGCTTGGCGATCAGGTCCGGCATAACGCGCCGCCATTCTGCTTTGGCGAAGTCCGAGAGATATCCCGGTACAGGAGGCGCTTTGGTCAGTGCATCAGCAACTGCTGTTAACGATAAGACCTTGCTCGCTTTCGCTGATTTCATCCCAGACGCCAATCACCTGTGTCTGATCATGGCCGAACAGCATCGGCAAAGATGCTGGCATGGAAAACGCGCCCTTTTCGATCACGTCGCCAACCCGGTCTGGTGTGCCGAACGGCCATGCGATGCCGGTAATCTCACCTTCGTCTGAAACTGAAAGGGTCGCCTTGATTTCTAAGCGGTCGCTCATGCTGCGGCCTCATCAGTCACGCCTGACCAGCGTGCATCCAAGATGTCCAAGGCAAGGGGGAAGGTTTCCGACATAGGCCGATTGCGTGCGTAGGTTTCAACTAGCTGCATTGCTTTGGCAGGAGCCATGTCGCCACCAATCAGGCCAAGCCGGATGATCTCGACCACATCAGCAAGGCTAAACTGCATTGCGACGGTACGCATGTAGAGAGCACCGACACCTGTGTCGGTAAGCCGCTCAAGTTCTGCAATCATAGCATCCGTAAGCGCGAACCGATATTCGGCATCGCCAAAGAATGCCTTGTGCGTAATCATTCGGTTTCATCCTTTGATTGGGTTGTCGGTGTCATCGTGGTGATATTGGGATTTGACAGACTGTTTCCGTCTGGCAGCGGTGCCTTGTTCAACGCGGCGCGAACTTCGTTACCAGTTAGTGCGCCCATTGCCCGATACTGCGCGAAGGCTGTGGCCTTAGCTGCAGCGTTGGTGGTCAGCAGGTCATCAATTACAAATTCGATATAGAGGCTGGTGCGCTCTTCGGGTGTCAGCAGCACCTTCGCATAGGCCCAAGTCCAACTTGCCAGCCAAGGCCGCAGCGTTGTTTGGTAGAACTGGCGCGCAAGCTCTTCGGTGTTTGACCAAGTACCGCGTGAGAGTTCGAAAAGCATCGTTGGTGGCACACGAAAGGCGCGTGCGATCTCGCGAATTTGCTCTAGCCGGTTCTCTGCGAACTGAGCGTCCGCAAGGGTCAAGCTGAGCTGGTCGTAAGACATACCTTCGTCGAGAATGGCGGTGCCGCCTGCGGACTTGCCGGAATGTGTACTAAACCAAGACGCGGCAATCTTTTTCTTTGCGTCCACATCAAGCGCCTTGTCAGACTTGATGATGCCGGATGGACGCCCACCATTGGCGAAGAGCGTCGCAATGTGCTGTTCGAATGCGAGGGAAAGGCCAATAGCTTCCCTACCCAGTGTGATCGGGCTTACGCCAGCAAATGGCTGGATATGCAGAATGTCTTGGTATTCAAAGCGGGCATCGCCAGCAGTCAGCTTGACGACGTAATAAGGCGTGCCATCCGCCTCAAGCTTGGGAGTGACTGTCGCCGGATCAAGCCGATGCATCTCAAACGGGGTGCCATCGCCAAGCCGGACAACTTGAGCAAAGCCGCCCCTGTCATTCAATAGAGCATCAGCGGTCAAGGCAGTGCGCAGCTCGCTTGCGCTGGTCCATTCATTCGCTTCGTCATGGATCAGGCGATAAGCCGGGTGATCCTTGGTGGCCTCTTTGGCTTCTGTGAATAGCTTCACTGGCAAAGTGCCGACGCTTTCACTGATCAAGGCAACAGCGCAAGATACGGCAGGAACGCGCATTGCAGAGTTGGCGCTGACGGAAAAGCCGGATGATGTCGGCGAGGCACCAAATAGCTCGAAAGCGCTTGGATCGGTTAGGGTCAACGCCTTCTGGGTAGTTTTAAGGCCCAAGGCGTTTTTGATCTTATCGAAGGCCATACATTTCCGCTTCCACTGTGTATGTTATAACATAGCACACTCGAGCGATCATGTGAATCCACAAAATGACAGCACTGCTGACCTTTTATTAAGACAGCAAAACTGACCTATTATCCAAGCCTGTACCTCGGCAATCTCTCAATGGCTGCGGCTTTGGTGGCAATGGTCACATCACCATATGCATCGCCAGCGGTGCGCCCTGCATGGCCTTGTATCGCATCCATCACACGATCAGAGATTCCAAGCTCCATACACTGCGTCTTGAGTCGATGCCGCCATGCGTGACTAGGTGGTAGACCTTGCGGACTTAACCCCGCCGTGCGCAACCATGTAGCAAGCTGGTTTGAGATTTGCTTTGATTTGCGCACATAGCTATCCGGCGTCTTTCCGTTGTGGAACAAAGGCCCCTGCCCTGATGCGTTCAACAAATCAGCAAATCCCTCGTCTATGATCTGCGAATGCAGCGGTACATCGCGATAACCACCAGTTTTCACGCTACCTGCATCTGGCGTGATCCTAGCCACCCAAAGGCCATCAACTTGCCGAATATCTTCTTTGCGTAGCTGCGTAATTTCGGTAACGCGCGCGCCTGTGAATGCGCAGATAATCGGCACCCACCGCTTTGCTGTCACAAACGCCGGCGTTTCTCGGATGTATCCGTTTTCATCTGCATGAGGTTGGTAGGACCGGGCCGCCCTTAACAGCTTGACCGCTTCTTCGTCTGTATAGCCCCGTTCACGACTGAAGGCCTTTTTAGGTTTCGGCTGCTTTACGTTTAGCGCCGGGTTTTCTGGTATGTGGTCGTTATCGACAGCCCACTCGAAGAGGGTTCGCATTGTCGATAAGTAAACATCGCTAATGGTTTTAGCCTGATATGATTTTAAGAGGTGGTCGCGCCACTCGAGCAGGTTCTTCTTCGTCACCTTGAGCGCATTATCATGGCCAAGAAATTTGCATAGGTTATCAATGACCGGCGTTTGCCGCTTTGCACCGTCTTTCATGAAACCCGCTTGCTTGCGCGACAAGACATACTCAGCCCACAGCTTCTTGATACTCACCCGTTTCTGCGGCTTCTCAAGAGGCGTAGCATTCACAATGATAGGTGCCGTAGGCTGCCCGGAAAAATCACCTTCATCGCGCTCAGCGGCTCGCGCTAGGGCTTCTAGCTCAGCGCTACACAAAGCACGCGCAACAACGCGCCATTCATCACTTCCAGTTGGTGCGTCGAAATTCCCTGCGGCACGAAACCTTTGGAGCTGATCACCTGTTAGGGCATCAAGCTCAGCATCATTTGCACGGCCAGCAATTGCATCCCGCAACCTTTGGGCCAGTATATCATCAATCCCGATGGCGGCATATCTAGGGTCGTTACGCAGCTGATCATCAAACGCCATACGGCGCACATACTGGGCATAAGCGATCTGATCGGCGGCAAGCGGATAACGCGGCGCGGCCCCTACCTGCCCTTGCTTGCGCTCAGCTTCACCGATTTGGTTTTGAAGGCTAGCAACGGCACCCGGTAGTTTCCTGAGTGCGTCGCGGTAATCGGCACCTAGCGCTGTACGCAATTCGCTCTTACCGACGATTCCCCGTAGATCCTTGGGAACAACCAGTCTCGCAAAATAGCGCCCCCTGCGGTTCAGCAGATGCAT